CCAGTCAGCATAATATTTAGGCGTTCCAGCACCTGCAGATGTTCTATCTGGTGCGTATTCATTCATAAACGAAATATCTTTCTGTATCAAGAAAGTTCTGTCATCATTACTGTCTATTAATTGAATATATCTCGTTGCTTCCCAATCGGCAGGAAGTGGTAAAAAAGCATTATTAACTGTTAGAGTTGCTGTGTCATATTTTCTATAATAATTTAAATCTACTGTTCTTCTAATTTTATCTTCAACTGATTCTATGAAAGGTTGAATAACAGCGTTGGAAAGAACATTCGTACTTGTTTCCGTATAATTTCTAACGTTATCTGTTAAATCTGAATAATCGGTCATGACGCACTCACTGTAACATTACCTACAGCAGAATTCAACTGTGTAGGTTTATTTGGTTGTTGTATACTTAAAGGCATCATACTTTTTTGTGTAGAAGCATAAGATACTCCATTTGCATAATAATTGGTAACTGGCATATCAAGTGTTTGAAATTCATTTACTTGTAATCCAAAACCAGTGCTATCATAAGGAGCATCATCTCCCGTGGCTGGTCTAGCTACAGTTCTACCTGCATTAATAGGACCTAACGCACCACCAACAAAAACTCTTGCATTAGCTATTTGAGCTCTTGGGTATTGTAAGGATTGAGGATCTGTTACAATTGGTAAAGGTTCTAGTTGTGGTTGTTTTGGTTCATATTCACTTATATGTACCCAAACGCCTGTCCATTCTTGAACCATTTCATTATAAGGAAACGCCATACCAGATCTGTCTGATATGCGTTTAGCAAATTTACCAGATGCATATTTGCCCATCACTAAGCTCCAGGTAAATAGGTTTTAGGAGTCAAAAATAAACTTGTTCTTTCACCATCTTGATCAGCAGCTCTTTGAAACTCATCTTCATAAATTTGTTTTAATAATTGAATTCGATCTGGCGCTTTTTTCATAGCAATGTAATAAGCTAAACCAGCAGTTAAACATGGAAGAAATCGAAAAGGAATCTCAGAATTATTTGTGTAAGCCCCAGAGTCCTTCATCCGAACAAGAGCATAGTATTTTAGAGTGTACGTTGTATCAGCTGCAGGATATAGATATAGTTTTGGGTTTATCGTACGTTCAAAATAGTATTGGCTTGGCCTTCCGCTTGTGGTTTTAACGGTATAATTAAAATATGTTGATCTACTAATTGATGTTGCAGAATAATCATTACTACTACTATCTGTAATAACAACATCTGTAATATCAATTATTTCTTGAGCAGCGTTAGCACCGGAACCAAATAAATTTGCACCACTTAAATTTGTTGTGCCTTGAGGTAAGTTTTTTTCTTGTAACTGTATGGTCCAAAGATTTAAACCTCTGTTAGCCCATTCAGCTAACATAAGATTTAAAGAACGTCTTGCGGTCTTTAAGTCGTATCCACTACGTACTTGTAAACCGCAACGTTCAAAAGCTTCTTCCGCTATATCATCAATAGAGAGGTCAAAGTCTGCTGTTGAAGCATAAGTTGGCATCTATTTTTTCTTACCCTTTTTCTTAACTTTTTTCTTTTTACCTTTCATGATTTTTCCACCACCACGCATTTTTAAAGGAGCCATTCCGCCGCCTCTCATTTTTGATACTTGTTTTTTAACTTTCATTTATACCTCCGAATATTCGTTTATAAGTTTTATGTCTGGACACCACAACGTCTTGATAATATCCTTTAGGCCACTTCTCATAGTAACCAATTCTGTGCAGTTTATCAGAAGCTTCCTGTAATTGCGAGAACTTTTGTATTAGCATCATGGAATATTCCAAGTCACTTTCTACAATCGGGGTACTCCCATTAGGAGTGACCAAGAATTCTTGCTCTTCCTCGTTGGCTGGATTGAGGGGATGAAAACCCATAAAAAATATATTCTTTTTATTATACCAATCATTGTAATCATCTATAATGTCTTGAAACTGATCTAATGTATAGTTAAAATATGGATCACAAAAAATTAATATTTCATGCACATCAAAGTCTAACTGTTTAAGATGAGTGTTTAATTCAGCTTTGTATTGTTTAAATTTTCTTTTAGTTTCTACTAATACTTTGTGATCATTCCATGTTTTTTTAGCAAACGGACAAGCAGGCATACCACCTAAATGTTTATTAGGTATTTCTAAAAATTCTTCTGACCACTTACGTACGTCGTTTTTTATTTTTTTTTGTAAATGTTGCGACATTAGTTGGTTTTCCACCAGGATTACCGGCAGCTCTCTTTCTGCTGACAGCACTGGCCTTTTGCGACTTTGTCATCCGTGTGGCTTTTGCAAGTGGTACGCACTTTGGATATTTTCTTTTGCTCCCTTTTTTTCTTCCACAAGGTTGATATTTTCCGTTCTTCTTCGGAGCTCCAATATCTACCCATTTCTCTTTCACCCATGCTCTTAGTCCTTTCTTGGCCATTATCTATATTTTGTTTTTTTGCGTTTTTTTTGTTTTATTGCTCCGCATCCTCTTGCTATTCCGCCTTTATTAAATTGTGAAACTTTTTTTCTTTCCTGTGAAATTTTATTTGATTCTATCATTCCACCATCAGCTTTTTTCTTTGGTTTCTTTTTTCCGCCAGGTGTTACTTTTCCAGAACAAACGGCACTTGCATACATATTAGCGTAAGCAGAAGGATATACTTTAAATTTTCTTTTTGCTGCTGCTTTACCTCTAGGACACAATTTACCCATGACCTTGACCCCTGTATTTGACGTATTGACGTCTTTTGTTTTTATTCTTCGGCCTCGTGCGTGAAGAATTTCCTATGCTAGTCCTTTTTTTGACTGGTGTAAAGTATTGATTGTTTGGTAGTTTTGTTGCCATATTTTATAAGTAAGTAATTGCTCCCATAACCCATAAAGTTCCAAAAAAAATATAAGCTATAGTTATTGGTTCCATTAATCCCACTTAGCTTTGGCACGAAGTGCCCATCTTTCAAATGCTGCTGCATCTATATCTTTTTTAACTAATGTAGCACCATCTGGTACGTCATTGTATAATGCCATTACTTCTCCGTCTTTAATTTCTACAATACCTGGACCACAAAAAGCATCCTTGTCATATCCAGTATTTTTTTTCTTAAGTAATCTTACTTCTTTCATACATTTAGATAATGATTCCATAGGAATATACTGTGTCATTTGAGTTGTTTGGTCATTCATATTACCAAACATAAACATTAAAATTACGCTAATGACTTCCATTTGCCCTCACTTTGTCTTCGAGTTTTTCTGTATCTAAAATTAATTTTTCTATATCTTGTTGAGCTCTTTTTATATTTACGGTGTTGCTCATCATACCTTCCATCTCTTCTTGCATAGCTTCTATTTGTGATGCCATAAATTCAATTAACATGTCTTGTTGTGCGTCTGCCGGAAGCGATCCCATTTCACCTCTAGGCCATTTAATTCTAAATTCTGTGTTTTTTTCAACGTCAGCAATCATTAGTTTACCATTTGTTTCAATGTTATTCAGGCGCTCAATAATCCCAAAATAACTATACACACCAATTGCCACAGCTGCGAGTATACTAAGAAGATTTCTCATAGGCATACTTACGCTTGTATTATCTGATACTTTCATTACGATGCTCCTAAAGGATTTTCTAAAGCACGTTTAATCCTTTTATCTATTTTCTCTTCTAGTTCTGTTTGTGCTTCTTTTATATCAGCTTCTAGTTTTTTCATGTCATCTTCTATATCTTTAATAGTTGTTTTTAATTCTTGTGCGCTGTCTCTAGAATCTTCTTTGGTTTGTTGTTCAACATCATTAACAATCTTTTCAACACGTCTTACGTCCTGGCGTAGGTCATTCTTTAATTCGTTTGCCACATCTGATACAAGTCTTATTTCCTGCATCATCATTTCCATTTCACCCATTAACATTTCTATTTCTGTTTGTAATAATTCTGTTTTACTAGACATTTCTTCTTTTGTCAGTGCAATATTCTTATCAAACTCGGATAGGTCAGGTGCAACATAATTCTGGATTTGTTCTTTCATATTGAGGTAATCTTTATAAAATTCAAAGCCACCCCACAACGCACCACCTGCTGTGGTTAATGCTGTAATGATGACAAATATTTTGCCACCTCTAAATTTAATACCTCCTACTTCTACTTCTGTTGCCATTGACTATCTATCATTTCATTTATTAAGCCGTCACTACCAGCAAATAAATACCATTGTGCTATATTGTTATTTTGTATTTTACTATCTGGTATCATATAATCCGTAAAAAAATCCATTCTATCATTTAANTCTTTTTGTGAATCAAAAAAAGTTTTAGTGTCACCNAATACNTGCATGACTATTANTGTTTTTAACTGATTTGTTGAATCATATCTACCCTTATCCCCCATCTTTTTTACAATTTTCTTTGCTGCTTTTTCCTTTTTAGACTCCGGTTTTTTTACAGGTTCTTTGTCTTCACTCTTATCCCCTGTTTCTTCCATATCTTCTTCGCTATCTTCATTTTCAGTAGTCTCTGGTGAGCTTTCTTCCTGCTCAGGCTCCTCTTGCGTATCAGTTTCAGTTTCTTCAATATCTTCTTCAGTAGGTTCATCTTGTACCTCCTCTGTTTTTAATTCTGGCTCAGGTTGTGGTTCTGGCTCTGGCTCAGGTTGTGTTTCTTCCATAGGTTCTTCTTTTACTTCCTCTATTTCTGGTTGAGTTTCTATTTCTGGTTCTGGCATTTCTATATCGGGTAATTCCATTTCCATTTCCATCTCAAATTCTATAGCAGCTACTTCAACTTCCTCTACTGTAACATTTGGCATTTCAAAATCCATTTCCATATCAGGCATTTCCATATTGAAATCCATTTCAAAATCCATTTCCATTTCTACAGTTTCATAAGACATTTCCATATCAGGTTCATCAAACTCTGGTTCAAAATACATATCATCGCCTGGAGCATCAGGAACTACAATATCATTATGTTCAAATATATTTTCTACAATATCTATAACTTCAGTCTCTGTACTTCCTCCATAAGCTACCCACATTTCAACACTAAGTATATGTTCTGTAACTATGGTAGAAACTACGTTGTATAATACATTTATTTGTACATCGTCAAAAAGCGGTCCAATCGCCAAGTTAATATCACGTCCACCTACCTCAATAATTAATTTTGTAATTGTCCCTGCAAAATCGAAACCATTTTGATAAGTTTGATAGCCACTTGCTACCCCAGATTCTGATAATATATCTGTGCCACTAAATATTGACGTATTTCCATTTTTACCTGTAATATGCATATAGATTCTATCTTGAGAATCACGTTTATCTACTTTTATTGAATAATTAGTTCTTCCACCATTTTGTATATCCAAATTTGATATATCTACAGTTTGTATAAATGTTGTACCCATTCCTGGTACACCTTGTGTAGAAGTTGAATTACCTGATCCAGTTATTTGAGCACATTTATCTGTGCCTAAATTATAACAAGAATTTCCAGACGGCATACTTGCTGGACCTTGGCCTCCCCAGTCCAAATCCATGTCACCTTCATATTTTGATGATGAAACATAACCAGCATCTCCATCAAGAATATCTCCTGAATCTGGATTTGTTGTAGTTACTGTTGTCGTGGTAGTGGTAGTTTCGGTTGTGACTGTATAACCATCAGCTTCGTATTCAATGGTTTCTACTTCATCTATAACAATGGTTTCTTCAACTCCTGGCGTACATAATCCTGTGGACGTGACAGGACATTCTGCTCTAAGGGGCGAATGCCACGATACCAGAATGCATAGCCATACCCAATACAATAAATTTGAGAAGTT